ATCAGATTCTTTTTTTTGAGTAGAAATCCACCAGTAACACATTCGACTTTTATAGGTTTGTCTCGCTGTGTTTTGCGGAACTGGAAATTCTTTCGGAGATAGCCATTAAAATAATTGCTACCGTATCGGAGTATTTTAACTGGCACTTCTTTATCGGTTACGGATCGGAGTAGATTGGCGATTGTATCTGTATAGGGAACGGAGAATGAAATAGAAGAATCTGCTGGTGATAAATCCTTCCAGAGCAATTCTGTTTTGGACAGATCAGATGTTGATATTTCCACATCTGTCCAAACCCCAGAGGCAAATGAAAAACTGACTTTCCAAGGATCGGGTGCTGGCATATATTACATTCCTAATGCTTCGGCGCTACGAATTTCCGTGCGGATTAAAAGGGCCAAGTCTCGCTTGTCGAGATATAAACTGTTGGTGTTGTCAATGGTGAAATAGAAGTTTTGAACTGATGGCCCGGAATAAGATGCAGAGCTTCCGGGCGTAGTAGAACTACCACTACCTGATGGATTGGCATATCCAGACAAATCAGTCTGTGCAGATGTTTTCCATATTTCAGCAATCCTGTCTCCAAGGCCCGAGAAGGCATCGGACTGGAATGCTCCCGGCCCTGCTGTATAATTAGCTTTCCATGGAGTTAAAAGATTTTTTACAAACTCACCGATGTTGTGCCCAACTGCTTTGAATATCTCGCCGATCCAACTGAACAGATCAGCAACAAATTTTATCGGTGCCATCAGGATGGTGAATGCCGTCATGATAACTTTCAGGATTGGTTCCAGTGCGGAAAATAAAACTACGACGAGAGATAATGCAGGAGCGAGTAATTGAATCAGTGGAGTAACTAAAGTGATGATCATCTGGGCGAGGATATTAAATATAGGTGTCAGCACTTGCAGAATTGGAAGTAATACTGCACCAAGCATCACGCCTACTTTTGTCAACGCATCAATCACTGGTTTGATAACTGCACCAACTGCTGGCCCAAGCACCGATACAAAGCCTTGGATGATTGGTAGCAGAACGGCCATGAGAGGATTAGCTGACATAAACATATCTATCAAAGGTTGCACTGCACCAACGAGTGGGCCAAGTGCCCCCATTATTCCTGCAACTGGATCGGCGGCAGAAAATAAATCACCAATTCCACCAGTCAAACTTTCCATGTCTGTAGGTGCAGTCGGTATATATGCTCCACCAGAACCTGCACCAACAAGAGTAGCTTCGGAAAAAGAGTCAGCCATAGCAGATGGTATAGCGGCAACTTCTGTTGTCAGTACGCTAACTGCCCCTTGTACTGCATCTGCACCCGAGCGGAAAGCCTCTGCGGCAGGTTCCCCTGCTTTAACAATAGCAGATATTTGTTTACCTGCTTCGGATACAATAGGAGCAAATTGATCACCGATAGTTGAACCTGCTTTTGCGAGTGAAGAAATTATTTTTCCAGATTCAGAAACAAACGTTGATCCTAAATTCTTCCATGACGCATCTATTGCCGCTTTGTCAAACAACGGCTTCGATGGATCAGGCACCATAGTCATGGATACTTTTTCAATGTTCGCAATGTCGATGCCGGGAATCTTGTTTGCTCCATCAATTATTTTATTGATTCCACCGATTGCTTCATTGACCAAATCCTGAAATCCCTTGATGAAAAAGTTTACCAAAGAAGTGAACGCAAAGTTTATTCCGTAGACTATGGTATCGAAACCGAATTTGAGCGGTTGCCAAATCGTCTGACCAACTGCTTCGACTACGGCAACCAATATTGTAAGACTTGATTTCATTATCTGGATTATTGCATTTATCACAGCGACGAAAGATGTTACCATAAAATCCCAAGTAAATACTTTTGCAATCATGTCTCCGACAGCCTTGAATGCAACAGCGGCAATGGCAGGAAGATTCTGCATGAAGGATATTATCTGAGGTAATTTGTCTTTTAACCATGAAGATATTTTTTCTAACACTGGGCCAATGGCGTCAAACGCAACTGCCGCAGTTGCTCCAAAAGCCGCACCAAAAGATTTTTTTATATCCTCTATAACCATACCCATCTTTTTTGTTTTGCCTTCAAGGGTATTGCTCGCTGTCTCAGCCATGCCAGCGAAATTCTTTTGCACCAGTGCTATAGCACCACCAGCCGCTAATTGCTCTTTCGTCAAATTACCTATTGCTGGTATTTGTTTTGCTAAAGCTCCACCCATTCCTTCGTAGGTTTTTGCCATCGCTTTGACAGCCGCATCGAGAGGCATTACACCAGCGGCGGCGAGATTAGTTGAGGCTGTTAGAACTGCTTTAATTTTGTCTTCGGTAAGCCCAAGTCCGTTGAGATATTGTATCTGTCCATTGATGACATCATCATCTACACCTGTAGCCAGTTTTAATTTATCAGCAAATGTTGTGAGTCTGCCAAATGCACCAGCAGTCAAATTGGAATTGTTTGTAATGGATTGGAGTAGTTTGGCAGAGGCGGCTTGCCCTTCGGAAAATGCCTTGATGGATTCTCCTACACCTGAAGCTATCTGCTTGAAGACTTGCAAACCAATGAATGCCTTAAATGCAGTACCTAAACCTTTGGCAGTTTCGCCAATTTTTTCAAGTCCTGCGGCGGCTTGCTTTGCGGCTGATGGGTCAAACGTTCCTCCGATTTTATAGCTGAGTATGGCAATCTTGGGTTCCCCCTGTTTTTATATGATTATCTTTTAGCTTATTTTGATGCTTTTTTTTGATCTGCGATAAGTTTTTCTATCCAGTATTCTTTCATCAAGTCAAACACAGCCATCGTCTTGGCTGGTTGTGAAAGGGTGTCAATCTCAAACGGCATACGGAGATAGTTTCCATTTTCTCTGTCTATCAGCCAGAAAAACTTTTCGAAGAACCATGACCATTTTTTATACATGGGTAGAACCGCAGAGTCAGAACAATTACCGCCATAAAAAATTATTCGGCTGAGTTGTCTGATTTCTCCTCGTTCTTTTTCGCTAAAGGGAGGGCTTCGAGCCACTGCGTAATTATCTTGGAGTAAAGTGTTCCAGACTTGAGTAAAAAGTTTGCTACATCTTTATTTGATGAAATTGAATTGTCGTCTTGTGTGAATGAATGTTCAACTATGCAGTTCGGGAACAGCTTCATTAGCAGTTCAGAATTCTTTTTTCCATCGTCAGAAAAGTCCTTCATCTCCAATGTGGTAGGTTCCCTCAATACAACAAACTCGCCTTCATCCTCAAGTTCGATACGAACCTTGAATATGAATTTTTCAGATGCTTCAGATAGTTTCATTTTGTTCCTTCCTTTGTGAGAATATAAATTTGTTTGAAAAAAAAGGCAGGCTGATTAGCCAGCCTTTTTGTTTATTAGTAAGCAGTGGCGAGCAGATTTGTTAAAGTACACTCAATCTCATCTGTCGCATGATCGACAGCTTTGAAGCTCAGGGACATTTTGATGCGGTCGGCAGATGATACAGTAGGACTTGCATCAGTAAGCTGTGCGGCAGGGATGCTGAAATTCAATGCGTAGTTGTATCCAGTCTCAGCTTCTTGATCTGATTCGAAATTGATGGAGATTGCGGCTTCATCGTCAGTCAAAAGGAAATCCTCGCGGATGCCATCGGTGTCGGCATCATACAAAACTTCAATATCGCACTTGACTTCACGAGCGCCGGGACTTGGTTCCATGTAATAGAGTCCAGTCAGGGTAGTCTTCGATCCAGAATCCAGATTGTTGTTCAGTTCAAACTTTACGCTTGTTCCTTCCAGAGTCTTTCCATCAACCACAACAGTCGCATTGGAGAACTTGAATGGAATTAAAGCTGAATATGACAAACCCGTTGTAAGGGTTCCGATACCTTCATCCCGTCCAACCACATTGACATCAATCTTGAGGTAGTCATCAGGAGCGGCAGAGAACGAAAGGGTATTAACCTTCAATCCGACATATGAAAAAATGGATTCAACCCTGTCAATTACTGCTGACAGAGATGGCAGTTCGTCGTCGGTTTCTGTGCCAAGCAAAGTGAAAACGTGTTCGTAAACAGCAGTCGATCCTGATACTTTATTCGGAGTCTGGTCTTCCACGCCAAATGCGGCAAGCAAAAGCAGACCAATGTCATCGGGACGAGCCAGAGTTGAAAAAGAACCTTCAACCTTTTTTCCCAAGGTGACTACTCTGCCGGAAAGTTTTCCGCCAGTTAACAGACCCTCGTCCTTGTTTGTTGGAAGGTACTTAAATCCTTCACTACTGAACCGTAGCTGACGAGTCATTGCGGCTGGAAGTGTTCCATAAGTGGCTTCCTTGACTATCTGTAAAACGGCGGCGTTTCCCATATTTCCCATGGTATTTCTCCTAAATTAAAATTTTAATATCCGTTATTATCTTGGCTTATATTTCCGTCTTGATAACTATTTTCGCTTCCATCATCTTGAAGTTCTCATCTCCTGTGAAAAAGTAATATGGCTTGTACGACTGCACCTTGATGTCACATACAGCACCATCCAATGTCCTGTTGTTTGCAATAAGCGTATCCAGAGCAAGGGAATATCTGTTGAGTTTCTTTGTCAGGATTGCAGGTGTCGCACCTGTGAATGTCATATACAGCGTGATATTCGATGTTGTATCCTGCGTCTGAATTGATGGCCCAGTCTCAAGGGTAGCATCCTCGTAAAATAAAAATATATTTATAGGCTTTTTGTACTTGTCCAGATCGACCTGTTCATTCTGGATGTACTCATCCACATTTCCCAATCTTAAATCTGTCTTGACTGCTTCAATTATACGGAGTTGTGCAGACAGATTCGCTTGGAGAAAGGATTGTAAATCATTCAATATCTGTTCTGCGTCCATTAGCGTGTCCCCTTGATTCCCTGACTTCCAACTGTTCCACCAGAATTCAATTTATCCAAAGCCTCTTGGAAAACTTTCTCCATAATCTCTTCAGCCTTGGTGCTTCCAAAATAAGAATCAATTACTGGCTTCAAGAACGGACGGGCTGGAAGTGTAACAGATTCCGCAACCCTCCATTGTCCACCAATCTTGAAATGCAAGCCACCATCATCCGATGTGACATTTGCACCTTTTTCCTGCATACCTGAATAATACATTTTGTTTCGTATGATGACGGTGTAATTAGGACGAGTCTTAAACGCGATAGATTTTTTTAGATTTCCTGATTGCACTTTTAATACACCGCCAGACAATGGCCCTTTACGGACTTCCTTTTTTATTTCTGTCGCAATCTTGCCCATCATCCTTCTTGCTATGGTAGGCATCTTTTTTGAAAACTCACCGAGCCTTGCTTTCCAGTCTGAATCATCAACCTCGATGTGCATTGATTCCATATTATGCTATCCTCCGTTTTATCCAAGCATTTCTCATTTTTTCTTTTGTTTCTTCAGAATGACGCTTACCAAACATTGGATGCTTTTCACCGCTTTTCGCTTCAGACATATTTTTCCTTGCTTCATCAGACGCCTTTTTACCTTTGTTGTTTGGCGGCTTACCCTTTTTTACTTCAGACATTTTAATTTTTGTTTCCTCTGAATGCGTTTTGCCCAAATGTACTATTCTGTTTTTCCAATATGGTGCAACTTTGTATGATCTACACTTGTCATAAGTTGAAGGTTCTCCATTCGATTGTCAGACTTGTCTTCATTGGAATGATGGACAATATAACCTTCAGGTATTTCTCCATTTATCTGCCGCCAAATATAATCGTGCTGAAGTCCTATCTTTCTATTGTGCCAATAACCCTTTTTTGTTTCGTACCATAGTATCCCATCAAAGTTTCTATTATCCATAGTTTAATACCTCTACAGATAACTATGCTTAAACTTGTCTGTATTTCGCAATCTGCAAAAGGTATGGAGTATAATCAGTCGTCTTGATAAATGTCCTTGAACCATCTTGCATAGATTTAGAAGTGATGCCAATGTTGCCAGACTCTTCCGATTGAATAAGAGCCGCGATCCTGAGAATAGTAAGCTTAATAATTCCCGGCAGTGGAATACTTGGTGTTCCTGTTGCTGGTTCCTTATCATATACTGTCGCCAGAGCGAAACCCAGATAGTCCTCTGTAATATTTATAGAGGCGTCCAGATAAATCTGAGGCATTGAGGCATTGTCGTCTTGGTGCTGTCCAGTGTACTCAGACAACTCGTCTATAGTTACAAACATTTTTATTGATCCTCTACAAGTATTGCTTCATCATGCTTATGAAATTCCAGATAAACTTTGAATGGCACCTGATAGATTCCGCCCTTGTTAAAATCTCCCAATGGCCCAGAACTTGAAGTCTTTATTTTCTTCATCCAAACCAAAGCGTCAAGTCCATGTTCTTCTGGTGTCGAAATTATTTGCTCGTCTTCAGGTGTTACGATTTTCTTTTTAGTAGCCACA